TCATCTGGGTCCCGGCCGACCTGTCCAAGCGGTACGGTCCGGCCAACCTGGACCCGACCCTGTACTGACGGCACGAAGTCCCCGACTGCCGTCTGGTTCGCCGCGCGTACCCCCTGTCCGTGCGGCGTTCCAGGCGACAGGGCGGGAGAAAGGGCCTAGACCATGACGCACCCGGACCCGAACGACAACCCGCACGCGGGCGCGTTCCCGGACCTGTCCGTGGACGACTCGGGCAACGTGCTCACCGGGCGGGACGCCGACGGCAACCCCGTGACGGTGCACATCGCGCCCGGCCACGGCATCGCGATGCCGACGGAAGACGAAGGAGGTGAGCCGCCATCACCGACCCCAACGGAGCAGGGTGGTACGGGGCCCTCAACATCTTCCAGTACTGCCGGGAAACCCGACAGCAGTACCGGGAACAGTTCCCCCAAGCCTGCCCCCAATGCGGCGAACCGATCCGAGTCGGACCAGACGACTCGGTCTACTGCAAGTTCGACCACTGGCGATGGGACGGAACCCCAGACGGGGCCTACCCGCCCGTCGGACCCGGCTGACAAGTGACGAAGGGGGGCCACCGTGGAGGCGATGTACTGCACGCTTGAGCAGGTCAAGCAGGCCGTGAACGTGGTGGCCCCTGCGTACACCGACAGCCAGATCATCCGTGAGATCAAGGCGGCCGCCGCCATCATCGACGGTGACCTTCAGCGCCCGTTCGGGTGCTTCTGGCCGATCACCGACACCAGGAAGTTCGACTGGCTGGACCACCAGTACAGCCTGACCTGGCGACTGTGGCTGAACGGCAACGACTTGGGCGCGGCACCCACGCAGGTGCTGTCCGGCGGGGTGGACATCACCACCGGCGTGCTGGCGCGCAACGGCGTGGACGACAGCGTGCCGCCGTTCAACTACCTGGAAGTCAACCTGGCCACGGACGCCACGTTCATGGCCACCGACACCTACCAGCGCGCCATCCAGGTCACCGGCCTGTATCTGGCCTGTCCCCCGCTCGAAGCGCCCGGCGGGACGCTGGCCGCCGTGGGAAGCTCGGACACCACGGCGGTGTGCTCGAACGGCGCAGCCCTCGGCGTTGGCTCTGTGCTGCGGCTGGACAGCGAACGCATGGTGGTCACGGACAAGCAGCCGGCCGACACCGGCCAGACGCTCCAGGGCGACATGGGGGCCACGAACACCGTCAACCTGGTGCCTGCAGCCAACGGCGCGGCGTTCGCTGCCGGCGAGACGCTGACCATCGACGGTGAGCAGATGCTGATCTACGCCGTGGCCGGCAACAACCTGCTGGTGAAGCGTGCCCAGTTCGGCACCCCGCTGGCCGCTCACACCACCGGTGCGCACATCTACGCGTCCCGACAGCTCACCCTGGCACGCGGCGCGCTCGGCACCGCGGCGGCCGGCCACGCCGCGGCCGCGCCCATCGCCGTGCACCAGGTGCCGGCGGCGGCGCAGACGCTGAACGTGGCCGAGACGCTGCGGCTGCTCGGGCTGGAGCGCTCGGGCTACACGATGATCATCGAGCGTGGGAGCATGACCAAGGTCGGCACCGCCGACGTGCTGTGGCAGCAGGTCCGGATCCCCTACCAGCGGAAGCTGCGGGTGCGCACCCCTGCGCGGCCGATATGACCACGTTCGAAGTCGAGTACAAAGGGCCGGTGTTCCATTCTTCGGAATGGGACCCGCTCATGCGCAACTTCATGGAGAACGCCACGATGGACGTGGCCGACCAAGGTACCAAGGAATTGCGCACCACGATGGTGGCCACGTTCAAGCACGAAACCGGGCGCTATCGCGGCACCGTGAAGGCGTCGCCCCTGTCCTTCGGCGCGTCCAAAATCGACGGTGAGGGCACCGTTTACGCCTGGTGGCTGGAAGGTATTGGCAGCCGCAACGCTCCGGTGACCCGGTTCCCCGGGTATCACCTGTTCCTGAAGGAAACGGCCAAACTGAACCGGGGCATTCTCAAGTACGTGGAGAACGCCACCCGTCAGTTCGTGAATGAGGTGAACGCATGACCGCGCCCGAAGGGGGTTTTGACTATGGTCAGCTACTGACCGACATCGCCGATTACCTCGGCAGGACAGGGCTGTTCGACTCGGTGCAGGCCTTCGAGCTGGACGGAAACATCGGCCAGTTCGTGGCCGCGGTGTTCCCGCACCCGAATGCTGTGGAACCGGTTGCCGAGATATCCGGGCAGGCGGCCACCTCGGTTCGGGTGGCGTTCGTCGTTCGCCTTTACCTGTCCGTGGCGCAGCAAACCCCGGACGTCGTGGACCCGAAGATGGTCAACGCCACCGCCGTCATCATGAAGTTCTTCAACGGCGGTTTCACCTTCGGCGAAACGGTGTATGAGGTGGACATCTTCGGTAGCTGCGGAATGAAACTGGACGCGCACGCAGGCTATATGAAGGTGGGCGCACCCGACGGCGCAGCGCAGTACCGGACCATGGACATCACGGTTCCGGTTCTGCTCGATGACGTCTGGCCGCAGGTGAGGTGACCGTGGACGACTTCCTGGTATGGGCGTGGCCTCACCTCTGGCCCGGGTGGGACGCCGTCTGGCCGAACATTCTCGCGTCGGTGGCGTGGGCTATTCCCGGCTGGATTGCGCTTCGTCGGCGTCTTCGGCACCTGCGACAGCGCGTTGACCACCTCCACGACAAACACGACGCCATCACCGCGCATCTGGGTGTGCCGATGAGCGATGATGTGCCCGAGAAAGGCGGTGCGTGATGGCGAAGTCTTCCGGCCTCGGGGACCTGCTGTACGTGGACGGTGTGGACCTGTCCGGGGACGTCGGCGTGGTGGACCAGCTGGCCAGCCCTGTCATCGTGCTGGACGTCACCGGCATCAACAAGAGCGCGTTCGAGCGCATCGCCGGGAAGCGTGACGGCACGGTGAAGTTCACCCCGTTCTGGAACAACGCCATTGGGCAGGAACACTCGGTGCTGTCCACGCTGCCCCGGACCGATCGGCTGCTGACCTACCTGCACGGCGCGGTGATCGGTGGATCCGCGGCGGCGCTGCTCGGCAAGCAGGTGGACTTCGACTGGAAGCGCGACAACACAGGTGCGCTCACCGGCAACGTGGACGCGCAGGGCAACGGCTTCGGGCTGGAGTGGGGAAACCAGCTCACCGCCGGCTTCCGCACCGACACCGCGGCCACCAACGGGACCGCCTGGAACGGCACGGCGTCCACGTCGTTCGGCTTCCAGACCTACCTGCACGTCACCAGCTTTGCCGGCACCGACGTGACGGTGAAGCTCCAGGACTCGGCCGACAACGTCACGTTCGCGGACGTGGCCTCGGGCGCGTTCCCACAGATCACCGGGGCCACCACCGTGCCGTTCGGCGCTCGGCTGGCCGTCGGCGGCACCGCCACGCTCCGCCAGTACGTCCGGGCCACCACCACCACCAGCGGCGGCTTCACGTCGCTGAAGTTCGCGGTGGTCGTCATGAAGAACACGCAGGCCGTTTCGTTCTAACAGACAGGGGAAATGATCATGGAGGCACTTGTTCCACCCGGATGGGCACAGCGCGGTGACCGAGCGCAGTCCCTGCACAACACCTTCGGGGAGCAGGAGAACTTCGGTGTCAGCGCCGACGTCAACTACCGCCCGGCCACCTGCGAAGAGGTGCAGTGCCCCGGCTGGCGGGACGGCTGGTTCACGGCGCTGCCCGGGGACGACGGCCGGGCGCTCTACATCCGGCAGGACTCGGGCCGCCGGTTCCGGGAGTACCGCGCCGAGGAGTGGAACGAGCGGGGAGCCGCCCTGGCCGCCACACGCAACGCCGCCAAGCAGCCCGGTGAGGCGCTGGAGGAGTTCACGCCGGTCCCGCCCAGCGTCGTGGTGTTCGCGTTCGAGTCGCACCAGCCGTGTTTCAAAGCGTCCGAGCACCTGACCACCGAAGCCGTCAGTCCGCTGTTCAAGGTGCGGGACCACTGGGGTAAGACACTGCGCCAGCACAGCGGCGCGGATCCCTTCCTGGACGATTTCCGCACGACGTACGAACGCACCGTCCAGGCCATCACCAGCTAGGGAGAGAAATTATGGCGAAGGCTTCCGGCCTCGGGTATGCGGTGACGGTGCAGGACGCCACGCCGACCACCCGCACGCTGTCCAACGACATCACGGACTTCAACTACGCACTGCCCCGAGCGGTGCAGGACATCACCGGCGTGGACAAGTTCGCGTTCGAGCGGCTGCTGTTGCTGGCGGATTTCTCCATCCAGCTGAACGGCGTTTTCAACAACGCCACCAACCAGTCTCACGACGTTTTCAAGACCATTTCGTCCACGTCGGTAACTCGAACCGTCGGACTGGCGCTCACCGTCGGCGCGGTGACCAGCACCCTGGCCAACAACTGCTTGCTGACGGACTACCAGCTCAAGCGCGCGCAGGGCGGCGCGTTCACCTGGACGGTGCCCGGCGTGCTGGCCGACGGCACCGTGCCGACCTGGACGTGATCAGGGTGGGTGTGCAGGTACCGAAGAGAACCTACGTCCTCCAGTTCGGGGACGCGCCAGGGGATGAAGACCTGGCCGGCGTGGAGATCAAGGTTCGGCCGCCGACGGTGGCCGAGTCGCTGGAGCACCACGACATGTCGTGGTACCGGGACCCCACCACGTCCGAGGCCGAGCGCACCAAGCGCCTGGCCGAGCTGTATGCCGTGTTCGCGGGCCGCCTGGTGTCCTGGAACCTGGATGACGACGGTGTCCCGTTGCCGGCCACGCTGGACGGCCTGCACGCGCTGCCGCAGGACGTGGGCGGCCGGATCCTCGGGTCCTGGCTGTGGGAGACAGCGACGGTGCCGCGCCCTTTGCCGCAAGACTCGAACACTGGAAGCGCTTCGGTGGACGAGTCGCAGATTCCGATGGAAGCTTCGCCCGGCCTGCCGAGCTGACCCGAGCGCAGACCCTGGATGCGCTGATGAAGCGCTACCCAGGGTCGTACACCCTGTCCAGCCTGCTGGCCGAAGACGCCATGCTGCTTCAGCACGTGGCCATCCTGAACATGGGAGGTGACGAGTAGGTGGCCAACGAAGTCATCATCCGGGTGACCATGCGGGACGACACCGCCGGTCCGCGGGACGTCCTGCGCGGTGGCTTCGGCGTCACCGGCCGCCAGGCTGGCGAGGATTTCAGCAAGGGTGTGGAGGACGGCGTCAAGGCTGGCGGCACCAAGGCCAGCCAGGACGGCAAGCAGGTGGGCGAGTCCTTCGGCAAGGGCATGGGCGACGGTGCCAAGCCAGCCGCCAAGAAGGCCGGTGAAGACGCCGCCGACGAAGCCACCAAGGCCGCCAAGGACAAGGCCAAGTCGAGCAGCGGCAAGGACTCAGGCGGCGGCATCCTCGGCCCGCTGATCCTGGCGGGCGCTCCAGCGGCTGGCGCGGCGGCGGGCGCTGCGCTGGTCGCTGGCGTCGGCGTCGGGCTGATCGGCCTCGGCGTCACCGTGGCCACGTCGAACGACAAGGTGAAGCAGCAGCTTCAGGCGTTCGGCGGGGACCTGAAGAACGCCGCGCAGGGGTGGGGCGCTGAGATGGCGCAGCCGGTGGGCCAGGCCATCGGCACTCTTCAGACCGGTTTCAGCCAGCTGCGGCCGATGATCAGTCAGGCGCTCGGCAACACCGCGCCCGACATCAAGATTCTGGCGCAGGGACTGTCCGACCTCGGCACGCAGGCGATGCCCGGCGTGGTGTCGGCCTCCAGCAAGCTCATCCCCGTCTTCGAGGGGGTCAGCGGCGCGGCCCGGACCATCGGCCAGGCCACCGGCCAGGCGGCCGCCGACGTCGCGCAGCACAACACCACCATCGGCACCAGCATTTCCTACGTCGGCCAGGTGGTGGCGTCGCTGGAGGCCACAGCCGCGCCGCTGCTCGGGGACCTGTCCGACGTCTTCGCCCACACCGGCGGGACGCTGGTCACGACCCTGCACACCGTGGGGTCCACCATCGACAGCGTGGCCCACACCGCCCTGCCTGCGCTCGGCGGCGGCATTCAGGCCGACCTCGGCGTGATCAATGCCTTGGTGGGCGCGCTCGGCCCGGCGTCGTCGCTGCTCGGTGTCTTCGGCGGCACGGCGATGTCGGCCTACATGAACGTGTCGCTGCTCGGCAAGCTCCAGTCACCGATCAGCAACGCCGCGGACTCCCTGGACAAGATGGGCACCAAGGGGACCACCTTCGGTGACGTCACCAGCAAGATGTCCAGCGGACTCAAGAAGGTCGGGGACTCGCTGCCCTACGTCGGCGTCGGCCTGGCGCTCATCGGCACCGCCATGGACCTGGACGCGCAGCACGCCAACGACTTGAACGACGCGTCCGACAAGCTGGCCGCCGGCCTGGAGCAGGGCGGCGCGGCGGCGGCCAAGGCACGGGAAGACATGGCCGCCGCGCGTAAGGCGAACGACGAATACGTGAAGTCCCTGAATGACCTGAACACCACGCAAAAGGCAGGCCTTCAGGACTCCAGCCAGTACGGACTTCAGGCCGGTTCGAACGCCACTCAGATCGGCGAGTTGTCGCAGAAGGTGGACGACAACAAGCAGGTGGCGGACGACGCGCTCAAGAAGTACAACGATTGGGCAGCGAAGATGGGCCTGACGGCCATCACCGCTATGCAGCTGTCCGGTCAGGTGGACATCCTCTCGATGTCGTCCCAGTCGGCGTCTTCGAACACGTCGCAGCTGAAGGCCGACATTGACATTCTGAATACGGCGGCGTCCAGCGCTGACCAGAAGATCAAGGCGCTATCTGATTCGCTGGCCATTCTTGGTGACCACGGATTGCAGAAAGCGCAGGACTACGCGGCGCAGTTCGGCAACGCGCTGAACACGTTCTCCACGCA